ATGTGCTTTCTGAGGAACCAGGACAAGGGTTTGCTGAAGGATTTAAGCCTGTGTTGACACCTGCTGATATGTTATTTATGGGTGTATTTGGAGGAAAATACTTGAACGACTGCTACAAGGAGTTTCCGAAGGAATGGTTCCTTTGGGCAGCAGCAGCTGGTCGTCTAGCTCCTGGGGCTATGGTAAGTGATGTAAAATATAATTACTTTGGCGTAGATTCACGTCAGCCGCTATCCGTTTGGCGTGAAAATGGCTGGGTGGCGGGACCTGGGCGGCGGGTAGTAGGAGAGTCAGGGCGCGACCTGCTGGCCGATAAAGTGCGTAATCCAGACGAACGTGGTTGGTTCCAATGGTACTGTAGATACTATATGGGCCGTCGCATACCGGATTTAGACAAGGTTCAAATAGGACGCTGGCGGTCCTTCATGCGACACGTGGGGTCAGTGAAGCACGGATGTAAAGCAAAAGATTTAGAATGCCGTCCACGTGAGCGTCAGGCATTGCTTCAGTGGGCCTATGACCCGTTTATTTAAAAAATTGAAAGATTCTGTGTTTACATGTAGAATGTGTGAACACACCATGACGTCCGAATCACCAAAGATTCCCCATGAATTTCTTAGCGATGATTTCTTTTCATTTCTGAGTAAGCAACCAAACGACTATACTATGGTTGAATCATACCATAGTCGGTTATTTAACAACTGGTGTAAGACCAACAATTACTGTTATCTATGTACTATTGAAAATATTGTTCAGTATAACGTATTTGAAGGGGTAATGATGGACGATGATTTCGTGCCCAATTGTCCAAATTGCGATAAGTATTATCACGAAGAGTTTGAACGTGCAAAGAAAAAGGCTGCCGAGAGTCAAGCCCTATACGCTATGGGATTCAAACCAAAATCTAAGCCACTCTTAACGCCTATTGATGATATATATGATGCGTGGATGGAATATGCTTAGGTAGTTTAGGCAGGCTTACATACATTACGAACAATATCAATGACCTCTTCATATTGAAGACCGTCGCCCTTATCAGCATTACGAAGAGCCTGCCATATTTTTTCAGTGTGATTTACACACTCCGAATAATGTATATCATCAGGTATCATCCAATCTTCAAGGCCAATATCTGCGTAAATTGGATTAATATTACCTTCATCGTCCAAATAGTTGAAGACGACCTGCTTATCACATGTTTTGGCATTATGGCCTGGCTTTTTACACTTAGAACACGGCATTTGTATGACTGTATACTATACATTCATATAAATATCAATTTTTGGTTTTATTTACTTTTCTAGCACTAGTTTTTTCCATGCCTGAATATTTTCAGGATTATAAATACTGAATCGCCACGTCAGTTGTTTTACGTGGGCCTTATACGCCTCCACATTTGCATCATGATGCTTCGTGATATGTTCAATCTGGGCTGCTGCTGCATCAAAATCATCGGCTTCATAATAATAACCGTACTCTTTGAAACGCTTGACATTGTGAACAACAGGAAAGCCCATAGTAATCCATTCCAGGAAACTATAATTGTATTCGTTGTTCACCTGATGCTGAAGAATAATCGCATTCTTAAAGGCAGGTGCAGCATTGATAATATGGGCCCGTGGCATGAGCTCTAGCTTATTATGTTTCATAATCTCCAGATTCGGTGCGACAGAATGTTGAAAATACGCATTGTCCTTAAATTTTACACCGTTTACGGCAATAATTTGTCCTACTAGGCTTGGGTGCTTGCGATAATAGGCTTCCATCGTCATTATAGGTATTAATCCATTCTTTTGAAAGCTGATATTAGGTTCCATGGTTACAAATAGTCTTGGAGATGTGGGTGTTAAGCCTGTGCTATCATACACATGCCCTAATTTTTCAATAAACAACGGCTCCCATACATACGGTGCTACACGAGTTTTGCCACACAGTGCGTTCACAGCACCAGCGTAATCCGCGTGAATATCATAGTGAGGCGAAACCCAAATTTCATCGATTTCACCAGCCACATGATGACTGAAATTCACACTTGGATAAAAGGTAATGGTCTCAATATCAATGTTTAAGATATTGCCTAGATACAGCTTACTAACCTTGGCACCCATAGATCGAAAGAACTTACGAATGCCAGGATCGCAACTCATACCCATTTCGACATAGGCAGAAATACGAAATGGCTGTTGCGAATACGTCTTAAAATCAGTCATACGAAAATTATGATGAAGTTTGGCATCCTTATTATTATCATTGTTGTCGACAAATAACCATGGTTCCAGACCGGCAATCTCTAGCATCTTGTAAATCACGTAAATGTTTTGAAACAAGCCATTGGCCCAAATATGGTCATCTGATATACGAACTGTAGTTAAAAAGACTCGCGGCTTATCATTAGATGATATAGATAACGTGAACGGGCATGCCGGAGCAATTGGTTGATATTTATTGCCATCACCCGCGTGGATGACTGGAAATGGGGTTGTTGCTGCCATTACTCTATGTTATCTCAAAAAGTGATGCTTAAAACCGCAGCAAACAAATTGTTACCATGGTCCGCCAACACTTTGTCTATCTTGAAAATGTTTCAGGTGTAATTGCGAGCCACCCTGTATGTATGTACGAAGGAAACAGTTTTGCTGAACTCAAAGAAAAGTTCTTCGACAATCTTCCGTTTGTACCTCCATCAAATGATTTGTTTGACTTTTATAATAGACGTTATGGATCTAGTAACAAAATACTGTTAAATGATACTATGACACTTGATCATATTGAGGATGTCTTTGTGCGTGCGTGTGCTAAGAATTCATAAAGCCTATATAAGATGCTCCACGAGCTATTACTGCTAACATCTGAAATTGTCTTATCAGCGTATCCCATGCTGATTAAGCTTGTAGACGCTTCCATTCTTTTTCAAACAGGGCTACGTATGTTTATATATACAGGCTTGGCTGCTGCTGCCGCATTCACTACAGGCAGTCCATTGGCTGCAAATACATTACTCTCCTCCGAATCTATTGCCACCGGCATGCTGAACCTCCTACATGTGATTGTCAGTTATACGGCATTTGACCAACTAGCAGCAGGTAATGCTATGGCATTGTTCTATACATATCCTGTGTGGAATATCTTGGGCGCGTCGGCATTGTTTGGCGAATCGCTCAAACTTGGCTCGCTGCCCTGGATTGGTCTTGCCTTGGCTGGTGCTATTGCCTTATCACAGCCAACAACGTCAAACTGGACAATGATTGGTGTAGTGTGTGCCTTATTGGCGGCATTAACTGAGACTGGTATATATTTATGGTTCCGCATGAAAAAGGAAGGAGACAGTGACCAGCCCTGGACCAAAATGATACAAATGTATGGCAGTTCAGGTTTGTTCTGGGGCATTGGTGTGGGACTGGCAGCTATGCTTGGCTGGCTTGCCAAAGATACCTTTTCCATAAGTGCAGGTGGACTAGGTAGTATATTGGCATTTAATAGCTTGATTGGATTTGTTGGCTATGCACTACGATTCTACCTCATCCCTAAGGTCAGCACAATTGCATTTAGTGCTTTATCCTTCTTTGGTATTATAGGTGCCTACGCATTTGGCTGGCTCTTTACAAATGAAATGCCTACTACGATTCAGATTATGGGTGCGATTGCGATTATAATCGCAAATACTGTCCTTGTAAATAAGGAGACAGTATGACAAGCCGAAGTGGCGGATTACTTGAGCTCGTAGCTCGTGGTAAGAAAGACGTCTTTTTTACCGCGAACCCTGTTGTAGCCTATATACACAGTGTATATATGCGGGCAGCACCATTTACAAAAGAAGTCTATACAAGCGAACCACGTAATGCCCCGGAATGGGGAAAATGGGTAGACTTTAATATTGAGCATCGTGGAGATATTGTGCGACAGTTTTATTTACGCGTTGATCTGCCTACATGGTTGCCAGCTGAAGCGGCAGTGGCAAATCGTAAGGGAATTGTTAGTGATTCAAGTGGCGTAACCTATGGATGGACCAATAATATTGGATTTCAAATGATTGATAAATTACAAGTATTCGAAGACCAGATTCTTATACATGAACTGTATGGTGAACAATTGGAATGGAGATTACGTCAATCCAATCAACTTGCCACGACCCTTGTATTGGCAGGACAAGTAGGTAATCGACCTGAAACACCACTTGGAATCGCTCGTTCTGCAACATTTGGACAATTGCGTGTACCATTGCCTATTATTGGGTGGCAGCATATAGATGATCCTGGATTTCCTACAGTCGCATTACGTGCTCAGCGTTATAAAATACGTATTTGGTTGAAGCCATTATCGTCATTGATTGTAGCAAGTGACTACCGGATTGCTCCGCAACCGTGGGACGGTGTGCCGCTATGGGTTCAGGCTACGGCGACTGGTGATGTTGATACATCTATGGTCACCTTACATAAATCCGTCATGAACAATCTTGGGTTGTCATTGGAAACGACACAATTGTATTTGCCTGCGGATGTAAACTTATATTTGAAATCTACTGTACTACGATTTCCGTTTATGACGGCACAATTTCAACAGTATACAATTGAAGATAATACTATGACAGCGGCATTCTTTTCACCAGCAGGATCTATAAATTATCCAATGGCAATTGATTTTATTGGATCTGTAAGACGATTATTTTTAGGGTTTCGCACGGAGGCAAATACTCAAGCCGGTGATTTAACAAATTTACGACCGCCTGGCCCTGGTCTAACAGCTACCAATCAAGTTGGTCTTATTGTTCCAAACTTTATTACATCATTGCGACTTAATATTGCAAATATTGACCGTGTAAAATCATGGCCAGTTGCCGTGTTTCGTGAAGTTACATCCTATTGGAAAAGTATACGCATGGCACTTGATTTAGTAGATGCCAATATACCTGAAGAGATATATACAATCACGTTTGGTGGTTATGACAGTGGCGACCCTGCCGGCACATTAAATTTTACACGAGCCACAAATCCTATGATATATTTAGTATTAAACGGAATACCATATGATAAACGTATTGTAAGTCGTAAAACGTTTGCGTTATTGTATGCTGAATCATGGAACGTGTTTGAAATCAGTAACGGTCGCGGGCGGTGTATGTTTAATGACTCATAAGAAGGTGAAAAAATTGACACTTAAACCAAACAATAATAAATATACAGCACTTTTATATTTCTAACATCATGTCGACAACTCCCAGCATGTCTTCCATTAACAATGCTGACTGGACCATGGTGCGCGGTCCTCAGCAGCGTCTTCCTACAGTAGAGTTTCCATCTCATGCGGTATCAGCGTTTAGCAAATCAAAGCCGGCAAAGACTACGCAGACTCACTTTTCTGAGACGGCTACGCGTGCTTTCTCACGCCCAAGTACCTCAGATACGTCTCGTCATCATAATGTAGGCTTTTCAGAGTCAGCTAGTGCTGCATTTGGAGCTGTTAAACAGACTCATCGTGACGATATGCCTTCTGCGTTTAGTGGTGGTGGTGGTGGTGGTGATATTAATCGTACAAATAACTTTGATAATCAGGCATCGTCTGCCTTTGGCAAAAAGCGTCTAAATAAGCAGTCTTCACAGCCAGAAGTTTCAAGCACCTATTCTGCACGAAGCAATAATCTTTCGCAGATGCTATCCGCTGCACTACCAGATACACCATCAGGTGTAGTGTCTGTTGATTACAACAAGAGTGCCCTTCGTAAGTCTGAGCCTGCTCCTAGTAAAGAAGAGATGTTTCCTGCACTTGGTTCTGCAACTGCGAGTATGGTTACTCCAAAGAAATCATTTGCCGATGTTATTCGGCAGCGAGCGGCAGCGGATGAAGCTGATGCTGCAAAGTCCGCAGAGGAGGCTGCCCGTGCACGTATAAATGCTCAGCGTGAGGCGTCCGAACGTGCTATGGCACGAATTGTAGCTTTCCCAACAAGGAAGACTGTCGCCGAGCCTATGCATGAGGAGCATGATGAATATGAGGCTGCTCCTGATATTCACGACCTGGATTATGTTCCCCCGTACCAGCGAAAGCCTAAGTCGCATATGAACAATATCGATGAAGATTTCATTGCCGAGGAGGACGATGAGCAGACGCAGGATTATGAAGATTAACCACTGCGGTTTAGACGAAAAAAACGTTTAATATATCATAGAAATGACGGCACCGGCTGTCCCTATTATAACCTTTTATACACCTGCAGACAAAAAATTAACTGTATATTTTTCACCAAGTCTTCCAGGAAATCCAAACTATTCAGCTCTTTATTATTCGACCGATAACGGAAGTGTTTGGTACACAGCAAATACTACAACAAGCCCTGTTACAATTACAAATGATTCTACAAACGGGTTTCCACTTGAAAACGGTACATATACTATAAAATTGGTGGGGACAAATGCGTCATTTAAAGATCCATATAAAAACACACCGTCTAATGCTATGACTATGACTACATTGTCTAATTATACTTTTTCACCTACACGATTACAATTTGTATTTGACTTATCAGGTGTTAAATACAAAAGTCGTCAGCAAGTTATAGATTTACAACGTGCGTGGGAAACATTTGAGCGTATTGAAAATGATAATAACATAGTGTTTCAACGAGTGTCTGTTGGTCTGCGAGATAAAATGTATTATCAGTTTCGTAGCCGTGAGGAAATGAATGATTATAAGACTGGTCAAACTAACCATATATTGCGTTACTCATGGTTACCACCAAGCATATTTGACTCAATTAGTCTACAAACTGTGCCATATATAACACCGCTGAATAGTCCACCCAATTATTCCTTAGCTATGAATCGTGGAGTGTTGTTTTCTACTGCTATGACAGCTAGCGACTACTTAGCACAACAAACTGATTTAACCATATACACACATGTAAGTAGCTACAATTCAGTGCATACCTACAAATACATATTTCCGAGCAATGAAGAAAAAATGGCCTATCATCGTGCAGAATTAATGGTCCTAGGCAGGCAAAGTGGTTCTACTGCGAATTTGAATACCTGAGGCTGCCTTTTCTGAAAAGACTCCGTCCAAAATCCACTTGCGAACTCGAGCATTCACCGAAGGCTCAACTTCATAAGAACAAACAATCTTAGCCCAAAGTTCTAACTGACGTTGTTGTATCATAGCATTGAGTTGGGCAGCAGCAGGTAAGTCCATGGCTAATAGAGTCTACTTCATGTATGCTTATTCAATTTTTTATACTCGTAATGTCGCCATAACCTCACGAATATTATCTACGTACTTTACGCGAGCATTTGCTAGGCAGCCATTAGTCTTCGAAATAAGATGCTTATCCTCCTCTGGAATCTTCTCTAACGTGCCAACGTATGTAGGGTTTTCCATATTATATGTGTATACTTTGCCTGTGGACGATTCAATAAGATATACAATACCTTGTACACTTGCACGAATAAGAGTTGATGGAAGTGGAACTACAGATGACATTGTTATTGATAACCTTATCTGTTAAAAACCATATATCAATTTTAATGCTTTATCCAAGAACACGAATGACTTTATTGCCCGACCCCATAAATGGCACTAAATCCCATAATGATGTAAAGTCACAATCAGAGATTTGACTTATCACTAAGAATATGATAACAAGAAGAATAAATATTTTTGCTATCATTCCGACATCAACCTTTGGTGTATTCATATGTAGTCTATTACATGGGGGTGTGAAAAAATTGATACATCGGACATGACATTTATCGTATGCCAGCGACGCATACACAATACTTTCCAATATGTCTGTTCCTTCTACTGAGTTTCTTCTTTCCGTTGCTCGCTACATTGTAGATGCTAATGCCGTACACGCAGCATCACCTGATATTCTGACTTGGGCGGAGCCTCTTGTAGCTGCTGCTGCTGCTGCTGCTGCTGCTGCTGCTACTGCTACTGCTCCTACGAATACGGTTGAGTCGTCTACCAAGGTCAAGCGTAAGGCCAAGACGACAAAGACGGACCCTCTACTACTGCCTGTCGAGAGTGTATCTGCGATGCCTGAGCCTGCTGTTGTGCCTTCGGCAGATGATCCGCTTAAGAATCACAAGTATCGGCTACAATCCATTAACTCTGGCCTTTGCCAGGCTCGTAAGCGTGGTGATGTTGTGCCTGGCACCAATCCTAAGGAGGACGGCTATGTAAAGAAGTTCTACATTGAGACCCAGTGTTCTAAGCCGCCTGTTGCCGGTCAGCCTATGTGTAAGACCTGTGCCAAGATGGAGTCAGAAAAGAGCAAGTACTGGCAGGGCCGTCTAGACCAGCCTCTTGCCTACAATGCAGACGTCGTAGGCTGTGGCAACTTCTTTGAGGCATATCCTGGTGGACTCAAGAATGACCCAACCACTGCTCCACCGACACCTGCTGTATTGGTTAATACGAAGAGCGGGGCCAAGGCCAAGACTAAGGCAGTCGTCGCGACTCCTAAAAATACAATTACCGAGACGGTTGCTGTTACGGATTCAGCTGTGCCTGAGGCTGAATGGGAGAAGATGTTCTTTAAGGGAAAGCCCTATATTCGCAATCTCAAGACCCAAAAGATTTATGAGGTTGATTCCAATACGTCTGTGATTGCCGAAATGGCACGCAAGGACCGTTGTGTAGGAAAGTGGATTGCCGAGAATGGCACAATTGACCCCTATGCTGTTGACGATGACGATGACGACGAGGAGTAGTAACCAACTTTATAAAATCATAAATCCCATAAAATATACATTTTTTAACATAATATTACGCTTGCCTGAAATTTTTAGAGTTTCTATTTGATTTGTACTATAAAAATAACGCAAATACCCATCCTACGCTACTTTTAATCCTTCCGGCTGTGTTAATCTTACTGTGTAAATATATGAATATTAAATTCTAAAGAGTTAAATTAGGAGGTCCTTATGGCTTTGAATAATGCAAGGACAATTGACCTGGACAGATTATTTGTCCGCGATATCCTGTTCAAGGATTACGGTAACGCTCCTATCAGCACTGGTAAAATTCTTACAACCCGTGGTGATGGCGGTATTTTTTTCCAGGATGCTGGCTCGACGTTAGCATTAAGTACTGGAGGCATTACAACTTCATCGATTGCTATTGGTTCGAATAAGTTTAATGATTTAAACTTTCAAAGTACGAATACAGGAAATTGTGCGTGCCTAGACTATATTTCCTGCGGCACTGCGTCAACCTATAACAATTATCTAACGTTCAATGATGCTTATACAAACACTCGTGTAGCCTTTCAAAAAGAATACTTGTATTCGCAATCAACGTATCAAGGGTCTACGCTTACAGCACAGGGGCACGAGTTTGCCTTAGGATTTTTTCATACACTCAGCAACGGCGATGCTACCAATACAAGTCCTGATGCAACTTATGTACCTATTATACAACAAATTGAAATTTTAAAACAGGTCAGTACTTCTACAGGCACAGATAGTAACTATATTTTACAAAATATTGCGTATCTTGACCGTATTTGTGCTAGTGATGGATTAGCTATTAACGGCCCTGTTACTGTTAGTAGTATACAAGGCAATGTTGGAACGTTTAGCACATTTACTATTGATGCCGCTGTCATTAACAGTTTATCCGTGAGTAGCATTGATGGTCTATCCTTTGATGACGCAACGTTCCAAAACCTAACCATATCAAGCCTCCTGTTTAGCACAGCAATTGGCAAATCTGGCACCGTCACAGACTTAACTGTTAGCACACTCCACGGTAACTGGGCTGAATTGTCTTGTTTGACAGTGAGTAGCGTACAAGGCAATGTTGGATCGTTTAGCACTTTTACTATTGATGCTGCCATAATTAACAGTTTATCCGTGAGTAGCATTGACGGTCTATCCTTTGATGATGCTACGTTCCAACGCCTGACC